AGATACACAGACAGGCAACGCTTATCTGTTCCTCAGAGCTATTTCACAGGCGTTCAGCGCCTAATGGAGTGGCGCAATTCGCTAGCTTAGATGGAACACCCGTCAGGGTCGCTAAAGACCCTATGGGAGCGGTCTACCCGTTGCTATTGCCTTATGTTGGTTATGCAGTATGAGCAACGAAATCACTATCTCTAAGGCAGAACTAAAGCTAGACCTAGAACAGGCAGGAATTAGGGTTCTTGATTATGTACCGGAGCGCATAACGCCTCCGATAGTGATTATGAGTTCTGCTAGCCCTTACCTCACACCTAGCACTCTAGGAACTCAGTACGACCTAAATCTAGAGCTAGTAGTAATAGCTACAACTGCCACTAACAAAAAGGCAACTGAAAATCTAGATCAGGCAATCCATAACGTGCTGAGTGCTATGCCTAGATACGCTCGAGTGATTCGAGTAAACGAACCGTACAACTTACAAACTAACAACGCCGAGTACCTATCGGCAAACATCTCACTTGAGCTAGAAATCACTATTTAGAAAGGTCATGAAATGACTAACACAAGAATCATCGCAGAGAACATTAAGTTTCTTATTGCAGATGTTGAGTATGCCTGCGCTGCCACTATGGTAGAGCTAACCCTGGGAGATGCTCCAGGAGATGTCCAGACCTTCTGCGAACAGCGTGTAGGCGGAGAGTGGGCATTAGCCCTTGAAGGTATTACCTCAGGAGACGCGGATTCTTTGTATCGCGTTCTTTGGGCTAACTTTGGTACAACCGCTACTTTTGTAATTGCTCCTAACGGAAACGCCGCGGCTTCAACCGAACAGCCTCACTATTCAGGCGTGGTCAAGTTCAACGAAATTCCTCCGCTAAGCCTGAACTCTAACGAAACTTCAACCTTCTCAGTGACCCTTAGGGTTGTTACTACTCCTAACGACGCAAGCGCAGATCAGTACTTTGGGGTATCGGTAGTAACCGCTTAATAATGGCTGTTCAACCGGGCGTAAAAGTCAAAAATCTAAGGGAGATCAACAAAGCCTTAGATGCTATTGGAGTGCCTAAAGACGCTATCAAAGACGCTGGAAAAGAGTCCGGTGAACTGGTAGCTAATGAGGCGCGCGGACTCGTCCCGGTTAGAACAGGCGCTTTGCGTAACAGCATCAGGGTGGGAGCTACAGCTCGCGGCAAGATTACGGTCAAGGCAGGTAACAACAGAAGTTCTAGCTCAGGCGTTCCTTATGCTAATCCTATTCACTGGGGCTGGTTCAAAAGACACATAAGACCTCAGCCATTCTTTGTTAGGGCGCTCGGCTACACTAGAACAGAAATCTACGAAAACTACTTCAGTCAAATGGAGAAGCTAATCAAAACAGAAACCGCTAAAACGAAACTCTAAGGAAGCACAGATGATGAATTTCGATGAAATGACACTAGGGCAAGTCGAAGAAATAGAGCTGCTAGTAGGTCGCAGCATAGATGAAATCTTTGCAGACGGTCAGCCTAAGGGCAGGGCGCTCAGAGTTCTTTATTATGTAGCGATGAAGCAAGATAACCCTAATTACAAGTTCGAGGATACTGAGGCAGTTACTCAAAAGGAAGCCTTAGGAATGCTCGGAGCGACAGACCCAAAAGGAAAAAAGTAGCTGAAGATCATGCTAAGAAAATGGCAGAATTCGTCATAGCTACAGGTGTTAGCCCTAGTGAGTATAGAAAGCTTACAGGGACAGAATACTCAGCCTTTGCAACTGAGGTACATAGGAGAAGAAGCAAATGAGCTTAGTGCTAAATGTAGAGATACTGGGAGAGTATAAAAATCTTGCCAAAGCTACTCAAGGCGCGAGTAATAGCTTTAGCGATCTAGGCAAAAAGTTTGGCAAAATAGGCGCAAACATAGGTAAAACAACAGCCGCCATTGGCATAGCACTAGGTGTAATTGCAGTAACACAAATCAAGAAAGCCATAGACGCAGCTAGCGATCTCTCAGAAGCGACTAACGCGGTAGATGTATCTTTTGGAGATGCAGCAGCAGGCATTCTAGAGCTAGGTGAGAATGCAGCTCGAGGGCTAGGACTTTCTAAAACAGAGTTGTTTGGAATCGCTACTCAGTTTTCTAGTTTCGCCGAGACTATCGCCGGAGAAGGCGGAAACATTGTCGAGGTTGTTGATGAGATCTCACAGCGCGGAGCAGATTTCGCCTCAGTATTCAATCTTGATGTAGGAGATGCACTAGCTAAATTCCAATCTGGACTAGCAGGTCAATCCGAGCCGCTAAGAATGTACGGCATAGACCTAAGCGCGGCAGCGGTAGAAGCTCACGCCTTAGAAAAGGGAATCACAGACGGCACAACTGAAATGACCGAGGCAGAGAAGGTCACAGCGCGTTATAGCTTGCTAATGCAAGAAACTTCAGGAGTTACCGGAGACTTTGCAAACACCTCAGACGGGCTAGCTAATCAGCAGCGCATACTAAAGGCAGAAATAGAAAACACACGCGCAGAAATAGGCGAAAAGTTTATGCCTATAATGCAGGACTTTCAAGGGTTTATTCTCGAAACAGTTATCCCGGCGGTGCAAGACTTTTGGGCAGCAATCATAGACCCGGCAGGCGAAGCACAACTACAAATGAGGTACATTGGCGATGCAATAGATGTATTCGCTCAGACTTTCGGCATAGCTTCAGGCAAAGTAACTTCAGATCAGATCTTCAACTGGCTAGGTGATGGAGTAGTCCAGGCAATCAAGGCGCTAACTTTCCTAAGCGTGTTTGCTCAAGAAACCTTCGAGGGACTAGACCTACTACTCGGTGGGCCAGATTCTCGATACAACAGCAACTCCGGGCAGAAGCTTGCAGGAATACAACAGCTTCTTGGCGCTCGCAATAAGGCAACTCAAGCAGCAGACCAAATTAAGTTTGCCCCCGACATGCAAGCAGGAGGCGGAGAGTCCGCTAGGCAGGGAAGCATCTCTCAGGGCGGCAGGGGTCGATTTGATCAGTTCGGCAACGCAATAAGCATTCAGATAAACACAGCGGCTACAGATGGCAAGCAGCTACTTCACGAAATGAACAGGGCGCTAAGAGACCAGGGTAGCGACGTAATCATAAGATGACACTCCTAGCCGATTTTGACATAGCAGAAGACCTAAAGGTCGAGTTCTACATACCCGATAACGCTGCAAACCTATTTATCATAGGAGTTTCTGACTTAGGCGGCACTAACGTCTTAGCAGGAGCAGGGTGGTTTATTATCGGTGTTTCTGACATTGGCGGCGCAGATGTACTAGCAGAAGGCGCTTATGCTTTCGACTGGCAGAACTTGAATTGTGATGTTGCAAACGTGAAGACCGAGCTAGGCGGCACAGTAGAAAACATGACCTACTTCCAAGCGCAGCCTTCTACTGCTGCAATTGCCTTACAGAGCTACACCTACGACCCGACAAACAACAGGACTATAAGACCCGGAACTCCGGTAAGGGTAAGACTAAACAGGGCAGATTTGGATGAGGTTATCTTCTCGGGCTTTATCAACACAGTAGATGTTTCTTACAAAGTTGACGGGCTAAACCTAATCAGCATCTCAGCGTTAGATAGCTTTAATAAGGTAGTCACTACTCGACTAGCTGAATTTGATACCACTACAGATTTTCCAGAAGGCTATGCCTCGCCTTATGAGGTAATTGAGAAGGTTGCCGAGGGCTTCGGTACTAGCATGTACGCGCTCAGCAGCGAAACAACAGGCAGAATACCAAGCGTGTTATCGACTGACGTAATCCCTAACATCTTTTTGTCGGACGCTATACAGGTAGGACTAGGGTTCTTTTGGATAGACCCTGCTACTCAGGAGTTTGTTTTCATTCCGCGCCCGGTGATAGCCGCTATCCCAGATGGCACTTACACTATCGGCAACTCACACGAAGACGATCTTCACCTATGTATGAGCGACCTTATAGTCCAGGGTGAATACGATGATGTTTATAACTCGCTCAGGGTCGCGCTAAAGACAGATGATGCAACCTATGTTATTAGGCAGGATCAGGATTCAATAGACCTATACGGCGTAGCAGCGATAGACGTGCAGATAGACACAACAGACATAGACCAACTAAACGTATGGGCAGATAGGGTTTTTACTCAGTACCCCACTCGATTAGTAAAAAGTGTTACAACTCCGGCAATAGACAGGAACAACAACTTGACACACGCGGCGGAAATTATGCCCGGAGAAGTTCTGGGCGTAAAATACGTTACCTCGGAGCTGAACATAGACAGCTACTATTCGGTTGCTAAGGTGATTCACACAATAGACGTAAACAATTGGTTCACTAGACTAGAGCTATGGAAAGAGGCATAAATGGCATACAAGACATTCGCTAACGGATTCCCACTTCCTGCAAGCGATCTAAACAACTTCCTAATGAATCAGAGCGTTATAGTTTTCGCAGATGCAGCAGCCAGAACTACTGCAATCCCTAGCCCGGTTCAGGGAATGCTTACTTACCTAGTAGACACTAGCGCCTATGAAAGCTGGAACGGTTCGGCTTTTGTTAGCATTTCAAACCCCGGTGACATTACAGCGGTTACAGCAGGCACAGGGCTAACAGGCGGCGGCACTACAGGCGATGTAACCCTAAACGTAGATACTGCTCAGTTCATAACTTCGGACACAGTAACAACTTCACAAGACCTAATAGTCGCAGACGGCGCTAGTTCTGTCACTCGCTTAGGTGTAGGCGCAAACGATCAAGTTCTAAGTGTTGTTGCCGGAGCGGTTGCCTGGGCAGATGCAGGCGGCGGCGGCGGCGGTGACCCTGAATTAACACTATTAGCAAGTGGCTCAATCCCTACAGGGGCAACAACTGCAACTTTCACAGGTTTATCAGGAAGTGATGTTTACTATTTTTATTTCTTAGGGGTTCAGATTAGCGGTGATGCTAATCTTTATGCTTACTTAAATGGCACAACATCAGCTAAAGCAGTTTCGCTTACTTCTGCCAATAATCGCACTTCAGATGCAACCGCGAAATCTTCTTCAACCTATCCAGAAATTGGCAGGTTTGGAGCTAGCCCCTTTATTGGAGATTTTGCGATGACGGTTAGAGGGGCATCACATACCGGAAGTAGCCTCTTTACAGGCGTGGGAGGTTCTAAATATTCCGGATCCCAAAACGAGCAAATGGCTTTTCAAAGCTTTCAAAGCAAGGGCGGCTCAGTACTTAGCTCTTTTAGCTTATGGAATGAAAGCGCGAGAACTTTTACAGCAGGCACATACGAAATATATGGAGGCTAACCTTGACAATATATAAAGAAGCAATACTAGATACCAAGACAGGCGAAATTACTTTTACTAAATTTACCAATAAAGAGCTAAGCGATTTAAAATCTCGGCAAAATCAAGCAGAAGAAGAAGCCAACTCTAAAGCAGAATTGCGCTTAGCAGCAGAAGACAAGCTCCTAGCTCTAGGGCTAACCGCTGAAGACCTGAAAGCATTACTCGGCTAATGTCAGAGCAGATACCGAGAAGCAACACGCAACAGCAGCTACTACTAAAGCTAGTAGGTGACATGGCAGACGTAAAAGCCGGGTTCAAGATGCTGCAAGATCATGAGGATAGAATCAGAGAGCTAGAAAAAGCTCGCTGGCAAACAGCCTGGGTTACTGCTTTCGCTTCTGCTGCTCTAACTGCTCTAGCTGTGACGGTTGTTTCTCAGGTTGCTCTATGAGATACCCACTTCCTAAAGCAAGCATTACAGCACTCTACGGCGCTACAGCTAACAGGAATACCCCACATAGGGGACTAGACTTTGGCGCTGCTACGGGCGCTTGGATCACAGCACCGGAAACAGGCACAATAGTAGTAAACACTTGGAGCGATGTTCTAGGAAATTGCCTAGTTTTGCGCTTCTGGCATGAGGGTAAAGACATGCCTATGTATCTAGGCTTCGCTCACTTGAAAGTAAAGAGCAAGCATAAGGTCGGTACTAAAATCTGGGAAGGCAATAAGTGGTTCGCGGCAGTTGGAAACACTGGGAGCGCATCACGCGGCAGCCATCTTCACTTAACATACGGAGACACGCCTAAGCACATCTTCTACGGTCAGACATTCGACCCACTAGCCCTATTGGAAAGGTACGCAAAATGAGATTCAACCCACAGATCAGAAAAGCAATCTACGCGGCAGTAGCCGGATTAGTGCCGCTTCTAGTAATCGCCGGAATAGTTACCGGAGAGCAATCGCAGCAGATACTTAGCAGCGTCGCAGCAGCCCTAGCATTCTTTGCTTCAGTGATGGCAGTAAAGAACACCGAGGTAAACAACCCTGAAGAATACGAAGACGTCACAGAAGGAATAGAGCCACCACACATTCCAGGTGTCTAACTTTTTACACCATTCCTAGACTACTTTTTACACTAGCCTCGAGCGTTTCGCAATCTAGCGCGTTGCCTAGTGTTTACTCCTCCCCAGATACCATGCTTCTCATCATTTACTAAAGCAAACTCTAGACACAGCGACCTAACCGGGCAGATCTTACAAAGACTAATCGCAGACCTGAGGCTAGTATTTGGAACGCCTCCTTCTGGAAACCAAGCATCAGGGTCAGAAGTTTGGCAGGCAGTTGCCCCAGTCTTTCTAATTCCTTCTGCTAACGCGGTGAGGGCTTGTTCTGAGTTCATGCATAAACAATAACTGCAATTATGTCGCGCTGCTTTGCTATGCTCCAAAACATGATCACAGTGAATAAGACAATTGCCAAACTAGGCGGCACTCTAATCGGCACACACCCGGCAGGATCTCCTGAGTGGCATGCTCAGAGATCACACTCAATCGGCGGCAGCGACATAGCTCCGATAATGAATAAATCGCCCTGGACTAGCGCGGTGTACTTATGGGCGCAGAAGTCTGGCTTGCTATTGCCTACAGAAGGCACAATGGCTATGAAGCTAGGTAACTACTTCGAGCCTGCTATAGCTCGACTATTCGGGGACATGCACCCACATCTTATAGTTCATACCGGAGATTACACCTACGAGTCACAGAAGAACCCATCATTCCACGCTAACCCCGATGGCGTTATTGAAGACGAAGATGGCAGGTTATACATTCTCGAGATCAAATTCTCTAGAAACGCTATGCCTATCTTGCCGGAGCATTACAGGCTGCAAGTTCTTTGGTACATGATCGTGACAGGCTTGCATAGCCCCGGTGTACTCTGTGCAGTCGCAGGAGGCGAGTATAGGGAGTTTACAGTGGAGTATGACCCGATAGAGGCGGAGGCACTTATGAGGGCGGCAGAGAGCTTCCTAGAGCTTGTGAGGACAGGAGAGCAGCCAGACCTCGACGGCAGCGATTCTACTTACAGCGCAATTAGGATTCTGCACCCGGACATAGAAGACACCGAAACCGAGATAGACGGCGAGGAATACCGACTTCTGCAATCGGCACTAGATCAAGAAAAGTTCTGGAAGCAGCAGGCAACACTTAGAAAGTCGGTCATTCAAAGCAGCATGAAGGGCGCTAAGTACGGTTATGTAGATGGCGAGAACGTTGTAATGTTACAAAGCAGATCTGGCGGCGCGCCTTATCTCAAAATCACAGGAGGTTAAAAATGGGATTCATGGACAACTACGAGCCAGTAGCAGACCGCATAGCTAAGTTCTGGGAGAAGCACCCAAACGGCAGAATACACACAGAGATAAAGCTAATCAACGAAACCGAGATTGTCATAATGGCAAGTGTCTACACTGACCGGGAAGACATGAGAGCAGCAGCTATTGACTTTGCCCAGGAGACGAGAAACTCAAGCCCAATAAACAAAACTAGCTTTATCGAGAATTGCAGCACTAGCGCAATCGGCAGGGCTTTATCAACGCTCGGGTTTTCTAGCAAGAAAGACGGTCACAGCGTTAGACCTAGCGCGGAGGAAATGCAGGCAGCATCACAGGAGGCTCTGGCAGTGTCTCTAAAGGGGTTTGAGGGTCGTGCAAGTGTCCTAGCCCTAAGTAGTGACGTTGAGGGGCTTAGAGAGCTATACAGCGATGCCAAGCTTCATGGAATGCCTAAGCGATTCCTAGAGCAGATTACAGAGATGGCAAAGGCAGTAGATACAAAGTAAAAGCGAAGGGGACATAGCCCACAGATAGCTATGCCCCCGGATCATAATTCTATCTGACAGACAGGGGAATCATGCAGCAGGAAACAGACTGGAAAGAGTTCACAGAACGGACTTGGCTAACGGGTTACAAAAAGGGCTACGGTCATGGTCGCGAAGACATGAGAAAGCAACTCACTTTTGAACTTTGGGATTTCAGGAAAAAGATACTTTTGACAGATACAGATCTCGCTGAAACGATAGAAATCTGCATCGACAGATTAGAAAAATTAAAATAAGATACATCTTCTATATATAGATATATATATAAGCATTATTAAAGGTTCTATATATAGACATTTAACTTAATAACTATAAATAGGCATTATGTTTATATATAGCAAGAAATTACTCATCACAGAAAAGAGAATGAAATGCCACAAATTACAATCACAGGAGACGTAAACCTAATTGGCTGGGAAGGCAGAAGGATCTCAGTTTGGGAGAATTACGAAGTACCCGGACAGCCAAAGCCATTCTCAAGACTTTGGACATGTTGGTTCGACTTTTCGCAAGCAGAGCATCTTCAAGAAGGTGACTGGATAGAGCTAACCGGGGAGCTATCGACGAAGATAGGAAAATACACGCCTAAAGACTCAGACGTTGAAAAGACCGTAGTTGAACATCACCTACAAACTGCACAGCTAGTCCAGGCTCGTAGCAAGAAACAGCAGGGCGCTACTATGGCGCAAGTTTCAGGCTTCGAGAATGCGCCGTTCTAATGATTCCCGACATGAGCGAAATCGAAAACAAACTGTACTGGACTAAGGGACACGAAGCCGGAGTGCAGCTAGAGCGCAATCGAATCATCAGGCTGGTCAAACGCTTGGCAGCCACTCGAGACATTCTAGAGACGCTCAAGTATCCATTACTTGCTGAGGAAATAGAAGACGCAATCCTAGACGGTCAAAATGCAGACTGAAAAAACGCAAGCAGAAGCAATTTATAAAGCGGTCTATGACTACTTCAGGCTATTTGACGTAGCATCAAACAGAACTCACAAAATTAGCGAAGCGGAGCTTATAACGCTGATAAATGAGGCACTCGATGACTAAAGAAAAAAGGTCAGAGATCATGACTAGAAAAAATAGGCAACCCCTAACAGGACTTGTATTCTTGGCAGGCGTAGGAGTAGGCACTCTAAGCGTTTGCTTCTTCTTTTTTGTTATCGTGCTGATAGACAGACTCTAAGATGATTCAGGTCTTTGTACCGGGCATACCCCAGCCACAGGGTTCAAAGAATGCGTTTGTAATTGGCAAGCGCGCGGTCATAGTTGAGAGCAATAAAAAGCTCCCGGCATGGCGCAAAACACTAACTGAAGTACTCGAGTCAGCAAACAGCTCATGTCAGCCGCTTACTGGCGCAGTATGTTTAGAGGTGATTTTCTTTATGCCTCGAGCTAAGAGCAACACAAAAGATTACCCTTCCCAAAAGCCAGATCTCGATAAGCTCATAAGGGCGGTAGGCGATTCAGCAGACAACGCCGGGCTACTCTCAGACGATTCTCAAATCTGCCAAATCTTAGCTAATAAGGTATGGGCAGGCAGTGAGGCAGATCAAGGCGCACTAATTACATTCAGCGAACTATAAGAAAGACAACTAACCTATGTATAAGACAACGCTCACACAGAAAGCGCAAACGCTTATGAAAACAGCAGCAGGAATGGTCATACTCGCATTCTTCCTTGTCGGGGTAAATCTACTAGCGACACTAATAACAACCTATGTACCCTGGCTAACCATGATTCTGCTCGGAGCTACATTTAGCTACTTGACAGTAGTTGTTTATCAGGGGCTTAGAGATTCATGAAATGCCCTATTTGCGATACCCCTCACACAACTCGAGGGAATGAAGTAGTACCATGTAAGAGATGCTGGACTAAGGAAAGAACATGGCGGATTGGCACAACTCGAAAGAGTGGAACAAAGCGCGCGCCTATGCGAAGACAGTCCTAGACCCTGAGTGTGTTATCTGCGGTGCAGAACTAACGGGGGGTGACTGGACTATAGATCACAT